TGGCGCAACCACCCTCTCCTGGTGCTGGCGCATCACCCGTGCTGACGGGGTGACGCTTGGCTTCACCGACCATGATCAGGTGCTGGTGTTCGACGCCACCGATTTCGAACCCGAAAGCGGCTTTGCCGCCTCGGAAGTGCGCTCCGGCTCCGATCTTGCCGTCGATGCGCAGGACGCCGAGGGTGTGCTGACCTCGGACCGGATCACCGAGACCGATATCATTGACGGGTGCTGGGACAATGCCGGGGTGGAACTGTGGCGGGTGAACTGGGCTGAGCCGGGCCAGCGCGTCTTGCTGCGGCGCGGGGCGGTGGGCCAAATCCGGCGCGGGCGCATGGCCTTTGTGGCAGAGGTGCGCAGTCTCGCCCATGTCTTGGGCCAGACCGTCGGGCGCACGTTCCAGGCCAGTTGCGATGCAGCGCTGGGCGATGCCCGCTGCGGTATCGATCTGGAGAGTGCTGCCACCAAGGGCAATGGCGTGGTCACCGGCCTGCTGCGCGACCGGGCGTTCACGGCCTCGGGGTTGTCGGGATTCGCGGTTGATTGGTTCGCATCCGGCACGATCACCTGGACCAGCGGCGCCAATGCCGGGCGGCAGGTGGAAATACTGGTGCATGATCTGGCGGGCGGCGTCTCGACGCTAACGCTGCTCGAAGCCCCGCTGCGTGCCATTGCACCGGGCGACAGCTTCGTCGCGCGGGCTGGCTGCGACAAGCGCATCGCCACTTGCAGCGTCAGATTCGCCAACACCGCCCGCTTCCGCGGCTTTCCGCATATCCCGGGGCAGGATGCCCTGTTGCGCTACGCCAGTGCGGATGGCGCGCATGATGGAGATGTATTGTGACGCACATCACGGGTGAGGGTGAGGCGGATCAGCAGACGGTCCGGGGGACCGTCTGCCCGCCGAACGTCCTGCGCTATGCCAGCCAGGATGGTGGCTATCACGGAGAGGTGCTGTGATCGGCGTGATTTGCAACGGAGACGAAGGGCTTCAGCGCAGCATCCCACAAAGCGCGCTAACCGCCGCCGATCCCGTCCTTGTCATCGCCGCCGCCCGCTCCTGGCGCGGCACCCCTTACCACGATCAGGCAAGCCTGCGCGGCGTGGGCTGCGACTGCCTCGGCTTTGCCCGCGGCGTCTGGCGCGAAGTGGTCGGCGCCGAGCCCTTTCCGATCCCGCCTTATAGCCGCGATCTTGGCGAGACCGGGCAGCGGGAAGTACTGGCCGAGGGCGCACGCCGGATTATGGTGGAGATCGCGGCGGCTAACGCCCCGCCCGGCGCGCTGGTCCTGTTCTGCATGGGCGGGCGCGGTAGTCCCGGGCGCGCCATTGCCAAGCACGTCGGCATCCTCACCGGACCCGCCAGCTTCATCCATGCCTGCGAGCGGCTCGGCGTCGTCGAGCAAGACCTGACCCCGGTCTGGCGCCGCCGCATCGCCTTCGCCTTCCTGTTCCCCTCCTCTGACAGCAACTGAGACATCCCCCATGGCCTCCCTCATCCTCGGCGCGGCGGGTACCGCGATCGGCTCCAGCATCGGCGGCTCGCTGCTCGGGATGTCCGCAGCCGCTGTCGGTGGCATGATCGGCTCGGCCGTGGGCGGCGTCGTCGACAGCCTGCTGGTCTCGGCGCTGATGCCTGCGCAGCGCATCGAGGGCGCGCGGCTCGACAGTCTGCGCATCACCTCGTCGACCGAAGGTGCGGTGATCCCGCGGCTCTTTGGCCGCATGCGGGTCGGCGGCAATGTGATCTGGGCCACGGATTTCCGGGAGGAGATCAACACGACCAGTCAGGGCGGCGGCAAGGGCTTTGGGCCCAAGGTCACCACCACCGCGTATCTCTATTATGCCTCCTTTGCAGTGGCGCTCTGCGAAGGAGAGATCACCGGCATCGGCCGGGTCTGGGCGGATGGCAATGCCATGGACATGACCGGGATCAGCTGGCGCTGGTATCCGGGTGACGAATCGCAGACGGCCGATCCGTTCATTCTGGCGAAGATGGGGCCAGAGAACACCCCCGCCTATCGCGGCACCGCCTATGTGGTGTTCGAGGAGCTGGACCTCACCGCCTTCGGCAACCGGTTACCGCAACTGACCTTCGAGGTGTTCCGGCCACTGGCTGATCCCGATACCGCCGAAGGGCTGGTGCGCGCGGTCACGCTGATCCCGGCCTCGGGCGAGTTCAGCTATGCCACCGAGGTGATCCGCAAAGCCACCGATGCCTATGGCAGCACCACCAGTGTCGAGAACCTGAACGGGGTCAACGAGACCCCCGACATCCTGGTGGCGCTGGACCGGTTGCAATCGCTGGCACCCGCGGTGCAAAGCGTCTCGCTGGTGGTGGCCTGGTTCGGCGATGATCTGCGCGCCGGGCGCTGCAAGGTCCAGCCCGGCGTCGAAGTGCCGGACAAAGCCACAACGCCCGCGTCATGGTCGGTCAACGGGGTGTCTCGCGACGCCGCCTATCTGGTGAGCCGCGACGCCGAGGACCGTCCGGTCTATGGCGGCACACCTGCGGATTTTGCCGTGGTGCAGGCGATCCGCGAGATCAGGGCGCGGGGTCTGCGGGTGACCTTCTATCCCTTCATCCTGATGGATGTGCCCTCCGGCAATGCCCTGCCCAATCCCTACAGCGACAATGCCGCGAGCATTGGCCAGCCCAGCTTCCCTTGGCGCGGCCGGATCACCTGCTCCCCTGCGGCAGGATTTGCAGGCACCGCGGATCAGACCGCGATTGCGGCGCTGCAGGTCGCGGCACTGTTCGGGGTCGCGACACCGGCGAGCTTTTCGGTGTCGGGCGAGAGCGTCAGCTGGACCGGCGCGACGGATGATTGGGGTCTGCGGCGGATGGTCCTGCACTACGCGCATCTTTGTGCTGTGGCGGGTGGTGTCGATGCCTTCCTGATCGGCACCGAGATGCCAGGGCTGACCACGATCCGATCCGGGGCCGGGACCTATCCTGCAGTGCAGGCATTGCGCGATCTGGCGGCAGATGTCCGTTCGATCCTCGGCGCGGGCACAAAGCTGGGCTATGCTGCCGACTGGTCGGAGTATTTCGGGCATCATCCGGGTGATGGCTCGGGCGACGTGTTCTTCCACCTCGATCCGCTCTGGGCCGACAGCAACATCGATTTCATCGGCATCGATAATTACATGCCGCTCTCGGATTGGCGCGACGGGTTCGATCATGCCGATGCGGCACTGGCCCCTGCAATCTATGACCGGGCCTATCTGCAGTCCAACATCACCGGCGGTGAAGGGTTCGACTGGTTCTATGCCAGCCCGGGTGATCGCGCGGCGCAGATCCGGACGCCGATCAGCGATGGGGCTGCAGGCAAACCTTGGGTGTTTCGCTACAAGGATCTGCGCGCCTGGTGGTCAGCGTTGCATTACGACCGGCCGGGTGGGGCGGAGGCCGCGACCCCCACCGCATGGGTGCCGGGGTCAAAACCGATCTGGTTCACCGAACTGGGCTGCCCGGCCATCGACCGGGGCAGCAACCAGCCCAATGTGTTCTTCGATCCCAAGTCATCGGAAAGCTTCACCCCCTACTTCTCGCGCGGCTGGCGCGATGATGCGATCCAGCGGGCCTATCTCGAGGCGACCTATCTCTGGTGGGGCGATCCGGCGAACAACCCGGTCTCCGCGATCTATGCGGCCCCGATGGTGCATCTGCCCGAATGCGCCGCCTGGACCTGGGACGCGCGGCCCTATCCGTTCTTTCCCGAACTGACCGAGGTCTGGACCGATGGCCCGAACTGGCGTCTCGGCCACTGGCTGACCGGACGGCTCGGCGCGGTGTCACTCGCCGCCCTCGTGCGGCATCTCTGTCTGCGCGCCGGGATGCCGGAGACGCTGATCGATGTCTCCGGTCTCTGGGGAGCGGTCGAGGGCTATGTGATCGCGGCACTGGAATCGCCGCGCGCCTCGATCAGCACGCTGGCGCGCCACTTCGGCTTTGACGCGGTCGAGAGCGCGGGCCGCATCCGCTTCCTGATGCGCGGCCGCAGCGCCAGTGCCACGATCAGCCCCGACGGCATGGTGGCGCCTGCCGCCGGACAAGGTGGTGATGTCATGGAACTGACCCGGGCGCAGGAGACCGAACTGCCGCAGGCGCTCAAATGGCAGGTGGC